GTACCAATCCGTCTTGGATAGTTCTACATTGGCAAGTTCTTTTACCCTTTCTATCTTCTCTGCTTTTAGTTCTGATAATGTACCCTCTATTGTTTTATTAGACTTCGTTCTTTTAAATACGCTATTATCAGCATCCCAAGTGATACTACCTAGTTCTTCTACTCTATGGTCATAAGAGTCTACCTCAACATCATAAAACCCTTCTGCTTCTAATGTAGCAGTATCAGCTTTTCTGAAGTTCAATATCACACTACCATCACTCTTAGTGTAAGTACTTGGTAATCTTCTGTACTGGACTATCTGTCCGTTTATCTGTTTTGCCTTCATATTATGGTGTTGTATCAGTTGTGTATGTTGCTATTGAATAATTTACTATTGCATCTCCATCTGTGTCATCAATACAAACAACTTGAATTAAATTCTTAGCACTTGTATCTAAGTCAGCACTTCCTACTTTGCTTATTACCGATGTTGTAAAGCTATCTGCTAATGTTATAACTGCACTTGATAAATCAGCACCTGAAAGTAAAATATCTACTACTTGACCAGTTTTTAAGTCATTCAGGTTTAATGTTACAGTTCCTAAGTTACCAGTAAGGTTAAACACAGCATAGTCATCACATTCTAAATCAATAGGGCTAGTGGTTGAAGATATTGTCTGAACTCTAGTGTATCTATTGGCTAGTTGGTCGTGGTCAACACCATTATCAGCAATCTGAATATCATCTGCATTTACAGCAATACCAGTTCCTGCACCTACCGCTAAAGAAGAATCGCCACTTGTTGCATCTCCTGTAAGTCCATCACCAGCTACTACGCCAGTAATATCCCCTGCTATAACCCAAGTGAACCCACCACTAGCGTGGTCATAGGAAAGAACGTAGTCATCTTCCGTTGCTCCTGCTGCTGCTGTTACATCTAATTTAGAAGCATTAATTGCTCCGCTACCAACTCTATCAGAAGTGACGAATCCATTAGCATAAACCTCATCAAAGTTGTCGTTTAATTTATCAAATGCAGTTCTTAACGGTTCTCCGTCACCTGCATTCGCTGCCGTTCCAATGTTTACTGTTTGTTTAGCCATTTATGTTTTTTTCTATTATTCAAAATATCTACTCGCTAAATGTCTTATAGAATCAGCCAGTATTTTTGTTGTACTTGCTAAGGGTCTTACTATTAATTCAAAATAAATTAGACCCCAACCGCTTTGTTTATCTGCTTTACCCCAACTTGTTGTTTCATATACCGCGCCATAAGCCATATTAATACAATACTTTTTTTGTTGTTTTGTTATTTAAGTTTTGGAGGTATTCTCTTAACTTAATTACGTTTTGTTGTTTAGGTTTGTATTTCTTTTTTATATTACCCATCCACCAAATATGTCTTTATCGGGATATACATCCTCATTGTTATTTGTGTAGTATTCGGGGAACTTGCTACCTGCATTAAAACTTAAATAGTCAATCAACCTATCGGTGTAGTATTGTGCCGTGTTACGCTCCTTTTCTAGCAGGTAATCTATCTCCTCCTTCGTTACCCCTTCAGCGTTCTCCGAAGTGTGCTTAAAAACGCCCTTATTAGCTATCGTGAAGTTGGCAAAAGGTAAGTACTCAACCATTGCCCAATGTATTAAACAAGGCTTTATCCACTCATTTACTAATATTAGGTAATCACCACTTAAAGTACTAGCGATAATGTCAGCTTGTATCTTGTTCATTAGGTCTGTACCTAAGTAGTTTTCAATATGCTTGTCTTGGGAAATTTTTATGTATTGTATAAACTTGTCTGTGTCCACGTTGCCATTCATAGCGGTGAACTTTACAATATCTTTTCTAGTAACTAGTAGTGCTTCTGCCATTTCTTACTTATTTACAAATCCTTGATTCGGCATATCCTTTGGTCGCATTGCCACTTTCTTATCGTTTACTTTGGGTTTGAACCCTTCCTTTTTTGCTTTGTTAACGCTAACCTCTGCATTTGGGTTTGTAGCATCGGGTTTTACACCTTTTGCCATATAGGTCTTACGCATCCAAAAATGGTGACATCCACCACCGCCTTTATAAAGCCATATATCGTATGTGTCTGCTCCTGCTAATCCCCAACCTGCGTTTACCGCTTTTGTACTCATTTGCATTATGTCCTCTTTGCGGTATATCTTTTTAGCTGATACCATTTTCTTGCAAAACTCTCTACTATTATTTTGTGTTTTAAGAGGTGCATATTGGTAACGTACTTTAAATTTTACTTCTTCTACCTCGCCATCCTGCTCACTATTTGCGTTAGGTCTTGCAGAACCAGTAGAAGCCAGTCCAATCATTTTATCTAGCGTTTCTTCTTGGTCGTAATCTACTTCTCTTTCATCTACCAACTCCCATTCATCAAGGTTTTCTTCTTCGCCAAACTCATCCAACAAATCAAACATTTTATCGTCATCAAACGATTCTTGCTTTGCTAACTTTACACCAGTTTCTTCTTCTCGTGCTTCGTCTGTTATTGCGTTATCCGTTTCAATGAATTCTAGCGGTTGTAACGTCTTGAAATATAATTTTAGACTAATACCATTGACTGCTAGTATTTGGTCAATAGAATCGATTATAAGGTCTTGATACGGCTTAATAGTTACGTTTTGGAATAGTAACGAAGCAGTTCTAATTTCGTCTGCATTATTACCTAGTCCATTACCCCCATCTCTAATACCCAAAAGCAACGGTGAAGTAACACGGTGTGCAACCATCAATTTTGTAGAACATTCATTTGCTAGATACTCGTAGTGTGCAGGTGCATCGTTTAACGGTACATCGTCAATAGTTGTTTTACTTTCTGCGTTGTTGTTAAAAGCAATAATTACCTTTTCACCTCTTGCACCAGTAAGTTTGTGCATTACATCGTTCTTGATGCTTAGTTGTTTTTCTCTATCGGGAACGCCATTATTGAAGTTTACAACCTTCGTACCGCTAAATCCATTCTGTACATCGTTTATAAGGTAATCCGCTACTTCTGATTCTAGTTCTGCATAAGCCAAACCACCTTGATAATCTACTGGGCAATAGTAATCGTATCCGCTTACATACTTTTTGATTATTTCTACTTCGGGTTCTTTGCCGTTACCAAAACCAAATGCTGCAATTCTTTTAGGCTTATCGCTAGGCTTTGCCTTTTCCCAGTTAGGGTGATAGTAGTATGCTTCTACCTCTCCATCGTCATTGCATTTTTCTGCTCTTAGTGTTTGTCTTGGAAAGTGTTCGGCTCTTACTACCCTGCCGTCTTTGTATAAAACTTGGAAAGATGCTTCACCTAACATTTTAAGGTCAAGAGAAACCTTTTTTAAACACTTGTTGTGGAATATAGAACGCAATGCAGCGTACTCATCTGTTTTTGTGCTACTATCTAAGGCATCCAACCCCTTACCATATATCATATTAGACACACCGTTTATAATAGCGTTGTTTGTTGTGCTATTGGTGTATAGGTCTATTAGGTATTGATAGTAGTTGTTGTTATCTCCGTAGGCTACCCATTTCTTTTTCTTGTCCTCTTGTACTTTGGGTCTGTTATAAGAAGATAAATTAACTATGTGTAAGTTTTCCATATTATAAAACTATAAAATCGTTGTCATCGCTATTCTCTGTGTATGCGTTATTGTTTACAGAGTAAGTAGCTACGGTTTGATTTGTACAAAATATTTTATCTCTAAATATTAGTTCGCTTCCTGCCGTTATTTCTATATTATACATTGTGTCCTCTACTAGACTAAAAGTGTCGCTATGCTGATAATAATAATCAACAGAAACAAAGGATGTGGATGTTTGATTATAAACTTCTGTATTGATAGTTTCATTCGTTATTTTAATCGTATATGTTGAACCCTGCGTGTATGAACGCGGTATAAAATTAAAAGTTTGGTTATCGCTCGTGTTTTGTAAAACAATCATATATATACAATAAAATATGTTTTGTTTTGTTAAATCTAAAGCAAAAAAAAGGGGCAATTAAGCCCCCTCTTTATTCTAAGTCAAATTCTATTATGAATTAGTACCCTCTGTTACCGTTACAGTACCAGTAAGACCACCAAATGGGTCAGCTTCGGTAGCACCTTCCAAGAAGTTAGCAGGTTGTTGCTCT